GGTAGCCCTTCCCTGCATCCCAAAGCGCCAGTACCTGGGCAGGGGTCAGGACGGCGCTGAGGAGGAACAGCTCGTCCATCGAGCCGGGAAACTGCTCCGTTCCGTTGCCTAGGTGCCCGATCCGCAGGACATTGTTCGTTCCTGCCAGTGTCGCGGTCGTTCCAGCTACCGTTACATCAGCGCCGTCTAGGTAGACCAGCTGCGACGCTCCGCTCTTAGTGAACACGACGAAGTGCCAGTCCGTCGTGTCAGTGACCGCTACCGAGCTGGTCGCCATCCCCGCGCCACCGCTCTTGATGAACGCTAGCTTGTTGTCGGACCCCTTAAATCGGCACTGGATGCCGTTCGTGCCCTTGTTCAGCAGAGACCAGTCGGTACCAGTGTTCGACCTCTTCACCCAGAACCCGACGCTGAAGTTGTCCAGCACGTCCAGGTAGTTGCTGGTATCCGGCGCCGTCGCCGCATTGCTACTCCCGGCGAAGGTGAGGCACTTGTCCGTGTCGTTGGCTATGCCACCCGCATTGCCGTAGGTGATGCCCGTAGCTGCGATCGTGCCGGTGAGTCCGTTCGGTCCGGAATCCGTGAGAGTTGTCCCGGATCCTTCGTTCATCCGGTACCACGCCAGCAGGTCTACGCCGGAGTGGGCCGAGATAGCGTCGCTCCAGACGCTCACGCTTCTAGTCCTCGGTCAGTGCGAGCGAACCAGCGGCGAAGGCCGCCGAGTCTCCGGAGCCGATCGTCTTCGACACGGTCAGCGATGCCCACGACAGCAGGTTCCCACCGGAGGAGGCGTCGAACACGCCAAAGTGCGTCACTGTCCCCCACGAGCCGGAGGGCGTCGCGAAGGTGATTGCGTTCGCATTGGCGATGCTGGTCGGGTTCGTGCCCGTAACCGCTGCCCAGTCGCCGGATGTTCCACCGGCCGTCGACTTGCGAGCGTAGTTGTTGCCCGACACCTCAGTCCCGCCACCGCTGTCCGAAGGAGCAGCAGTGAACAGGCCGATGTACCGAGTCGCTGATGGTGCCCTACCTGTGAGCAGCTCCAACACCAGCTGCTCTGCGTAGTCTGACTTTCCAGCCATTTGGCCTTCCTTTCACTCAGGATGGGTGCGCGGGAGCACTCGGGAGGGAGGGCCAGCCCCCGCGCACCCTTTGGTCAGTTGGCTAGGAGACGTAGCCGCCCGCGTTGTAGATCTTCGCGTGCGCCATCTCGTTCCCGTACTTCAGGCCGATCTCGCCGTAGAGCTGGTCCTTGTCGCTGGCGGTGGTCTTCGCCAACGGCTCCACGAAGAAGTGGCCCTTGTCCGGGATCCGCAGGAACACCGGAACGATCTGCTCCAGGGACAGGATCAGGATCGTGTCCGAGGGCACGTGCCGGTTGAGCATGACGTTCAGGATCCCGAAGTCCGTCTCGATCGTCTGCACGTGCACGCCGCCCACGGTGCGCGACTCGAAGCGGTAGCCGTCTGTGGCGTTGATGAACAGCTCCGTGAGCCGCCGCTTCTGAGTGGATCCGCACATGAGAGTGCGTGTCTCGTCCTCCATGATCCCGCCGGAGTCGTACGCCTTCTGCATCGCGTCCAGCACGTCGATCTTGTCGACGACCGTGTCGGCGCAGTTGACGGTGTTGGTCGTGATGGCCTCAATCAGCCCGCGAGTGCGGCGGGCGGTCGAGTTGTTGGCAGGCTCGTTGAACGTCCCGGTGATGAACGTCTTCTCGACGTCCCGAGCCACCTGCACGATGGTGTTCCGGAGCTGCCAGTCGTGCTCGGTCGTGACAGGGTTGCCGCCGGTGTGCGTTCCCGCCGCGTACGGGTGCGCGGACGAGTTGGTCGCGATCTGCTGGTCGGTCGCCTGCTTGGTGTACGACGTCTCGACCTGCTCCTGGTGGATCTCGAGCACGTTGCGCACCGTCGAGCGGACGCGGGCCTCGGCGGTGGGCGGAGCTGCACCCTCCAGTCGCTGCCTGTCGTCAGCTGCATCGCGGAGGTCGTACTTCTGCCAGCTGAATAGCGTGGCTACGGCCTCCTCGCCGCCAGTCAGCCCTCCGATGGAGGACAGCAGCGGCGTGTCCTGCGGAGTGACTCGAAAGAGTTCTCCGGTGTAGTTCGGCAGGTTGAAGGTCGTTCCCTGCCCGGTGATGCCAGCCATTTAGCCAGCCTCCTTGTAGTTACGGCGCTTGTCGCTGCCTGACTTGCTGCAGCTTCTGGTTCTTCAGCGCGATGGATAGTCGGACATCCCCCGACTCCTCCGCTGCGCGAATCTGAGCGTCCAGATCCGCCGGAGGGACAGGGTCGCGTGCTCCGCCATCACCGGGTGGGGTTGGCGTGTTGCCGACGAGGTTCTTCTGCGCGATCAGGGCCTTGACTGCATCCTGGGCGCCGGTGACTTGGCCGTCGTCGCCAATCGTCACCTCGAAGTCTTTACCGTCGTGCGTGACCTTGAAGCCCTTCTCGTTGAGCAGCGCGTGGACGATGTCCGGGTCGACACCCTCGGCCGCAGCCGCTGAGATCACCGCCGCCCGGCGCAGCGTGGAGTTGGCGGTGTCTGTCGCCTTCTTCGCCTTCTCCTCTGCGGAGTCGGCCCGCTTCTGCGCCTTCTCGAGTTCCGAGGCTCCATCGGCCTGCTGCTTGTCGAACTGCTCGGCCTTCGTCTTGATCTCGTCGAAGCCCTCGTACTTCTTGCGCTCCCGCGATAGCCGATCCTCGACAATGCGGTCGAGGTCCGCCTGCGTGAAGGTCCTACCCGCCGGTGGATCCGGCGTGGGTGCCGGTGCCGGAGTCGGCGCTGGCGCCGGATCCGGTGTGGGGTCTGACTTGCTACCCTCCATGCTGGCCCTCCTATGGAGTTACCGCCGGTGGCTCCGGCGTAGGTTTGTTCGGGTCTGGTGCTGGCTCTGGCACTGCGTTGATCTCGTTCTTCAGTAGATCCTTGAAGCGCGTGATCTGCTGCGGACTGTAGCCTGCATCCGCCCACAGCTGCTCCTTCGGCACTCCGAGCGCCAGCTTCTTAGTCAGCGAGTCGATGTACTCGGACTCGCTACGAGCCTCGGACGGCGCCCAGGAGACTTGTGCCTGGATGTCCGTCGCCCGGTCGTCGTCCATCCAGGCGAATGCCAGCCGTACAGCTTCCTCGAGGCCTTCGCCGAATGACGCCTGCTTGCCACGTACCTTGGAGGCTAGTCCAGTCTCCGCAGCCTTCAGCGCATCGCCAGATACATTGACGATCTGGCCAAGTAGGTAGTGCGGCGGAGTGCGAGTCCTGGCAGCCAGCGACTGGATGCGCTGCTCAATCGCGCCGGTGTAGTTCTGTAGGTCAGTCGCCTCGAACTCGCCGAACTTGGCGGCGGCGCCTGCCTCGCCTTCTGCGATCCACACGCGGTCTACTGCGGCCTTGAACGGCTCAATCGGCTTGTTCAGCAGAGTGGGGTCCACTTCGACCTCCGGGTCGCCTGCCCGAAAGCGTGGAACCTCCAGCCCAGTAGCCCACCGCTGACGGTAGGCAGCGACCTCCGAAGCTATGAGCATGTCGCACAGCAGCTTGTTGATCTGGTCGACGGTCGTTATCACGTCGGCTTGGTCGGAGCGGCCTAGGCCGATCGCCGCTCCGGGAGAGACGTTGTGCGGCTGCAGTTGCAGAGCGGCGGATGGGAAGCAAGGGAGCATATGCGGCTCATTGACGATCGGCACTACTGGCACGACCCCAAGCTTGTTCACGCCGAAGTCGGCCCGCGTCTTCCACTCGCCCTCAGTGCGCGTGAAGTAGTGGATCGAGTCCGGCAGATACAGTGTGGCCATCTCCGAGCCGTCTGGCTCCTGCCAGCGCTTCAGAGCAGCGGCCCGCTTGCGCCGGTCGCCAGCCGAGCGCCGCACTACCATCTGCGACGGGTGCTCAACCGTGATCCTGGGCACCGGCTCTTCCGACTTCTTAGAGAACAGCCGCCCGAAGATACCCTTCGGCTTGGTGTCCGTGTCAGGCCATACCAGCATGTACGACTCGCCATGCTTCGCGGCCTCCGTGAACGCCAGTGGCGACTCGGCGTCCAGCGAGTTGGTCTGCCAGATCCGCCACGCCTCTTCGTCACCCTCTTCGGAGCCTCCAAACAGGAAGCCCTGCGGACGCAGCCGCTCGACGCCAGCGTTGATCACTAGCGGGATCCAGTTGTCCGACACAGCCGCGAGCATCTGCCCGAACACGTCCCGCCACTCCGACGAGGCGAAGGTGAGCTTGTGGCGGCCCTCGTAGTAGTCTTCGTACAGCCACACAAGGCTCGCTCGCCGGTCAAGGTCCGCGAGTAGCTCATACAGCCACCACTCCGGCGTCCCTGGAGTTGTATCCTCGGGCGCCTCGATGAGGTTGACCGGCGTGACTGGCGTTGGAGTGTAGAGAGTAGCCAAAAGGCCTCAAGTCATTCGAAGGGACGGTATGAGGGCTGTGGGCCGGAGGCGAGGGCTTAAGGCCGAAAAAAGGCCTGAAAGAGGCCTCAGAAGCGAATAAACGGCGCTCCGCCGGTACGCTTGTCGAACAAGCCCTTCTTCTCGGCGTCATCCCGCGCTCGGCGAGCCAGTACGCAGGCCGGAACGCTGTCGATCTTGAGGGCCGACCCTTTCCGCTCCTTGCGCACTGTGTAGGCGTCTTCGGTCTTGCGAGCCTCCTCAGCGCGTAGCCGGACCTTCCGGGTTCGCGCATTCTCGAAGTGCCAGACCGCCAGGGGCTTCCCATTGCGGGTCTGAGGGTCCGTCCGGAGTGGCATCGGATCGATCGTAGTGTCTCCCTGGCGGATGCTGGTCCTCAGAGCGCCGCAAGCTATCGCGAACTTAGTCTCTGAGCGGCCTCCAGTCCAGAATTCAGCCACTTCGACCTTGCCACCGTACTGCGAGTGCCAGCGAGACAGCTCTTCCTGCCACCAAGCCGGGTCAGCGTAGAACGTGAGTACCTTGAAGGTGCTCATGGCCCACCGAACTGCCTCATCGACGTCTGCATGCCACGTCTCGTCGTCCGGAGAGGGCGTCCAGATCCCGATAGGAAAGCAAAGGCCCTCTCGAGTGCAGCCCCACAGCGCCGTGTGGTCGTCAGACTCCGATCCGTCGAATCCGAGGCCGATTCTGGTCTCCGGCTCGACTATGCTCTCGGGTCTGAGCGCCTCTTGGATCTCTCCGGGCGCCAGCCAGTGCGACGCTGCGGCTCGAGGGCGGTTCAGCCAGTATCGGTAGGCCTCCGCCTCTGGATCTTCGGCGTCCCGGATGTTGCGGCAGATTCGCCGGAAGTCCATCCAGTCGGCCGCCGGGCCGTAGCCCACCCTCATCGCCTTGATCAGCGACCGGTCATCGCCAAATATCTTCGGCTCGTCGCCCTGGCGGTGGTCGTACAGTACGCCCTTCTTCTCGACAGCCTCGCCGATCGGTAAGTGCGCGTACTTGTCAGCTGCCTGCTCCGCCACCGACCGCTCGCCGGGATCCCAAGCTGTAGTCGTGTCCAGCATCCACGGCTCGGCCTCCTTGCGCTTGCCGGTATTGCGAGCTACAGTGCGGTACATCCCGCGCAGCTGGTCACTGTTGTACAGGTGCGTCTCGTCGGCGACGGCGAATGTCTCCTTGCCGCCATCCTTTGCAGCAGAGCTGGCAGTACTCGGCACGATCTCGCCGCCCCGGTACTCCTTGATGAACGTGCGGGTCAGCCCGACGTCCAGCTTGTACTCGTCTGCGGCCCGGCCCTCACGCAGCATGTGGTACACATTGTCGTAGGTATTGCCGGACTGGTCCTCCTCCGTCGCTAGGCAGCGGATGAACGGGTAGGTCACTGGAGCGCCGACCGGCTCGCCCTTCGCGTCGAATCCGTCGCAGCGCACCGGCCCGAGTGCCTCCGCACACACGAACATGCCCGCGAACTCGGACTTGGCTCGGCCCTTCGGCCTCGACAGTACAGCCCGTTGCACCGGCCGCAGCCCGGCGAGCTTGTGATCCTGCGGATACACCCGGTAGGCCCAGCACAGGAACACGGCGAACTCGTCGTCGATCTCAATCGGCTCGTCCTGCACGTCGCCCGGCCCATGGACCAAGTACTCCTCGATCCACTCGATCACCTGCCACCCCAGCGTGGGAAACGACACCGGCGGCAGGCTCATACTACTCTACGACGCTGAGCCTAGCTCGCCGACTGGCGGCCGACTTCTTCGTGGAGCGCTTCTTCGGCTCCTCCGGCTCGTCGCTGCCCACCCGCCACCGCAAGTCGCGCTTGCCCTTGGGAGTGAGGCCGAGGATGTCGCACCGCAGGCGGAACTCCGACAAGTCATTCGGACGGCGCTGCCTCGAGCGGATGGTCTCGAGCGCAAAGGCGACATCGGCCTCGCTGTACTGGGA